AATCTCCGTAATTAATTGCACCATGACTACCACCCCACCAAGAGGTACCACATACCCTCATCACGAATAATGACATCGTTAATTCTCGCCTCGTGATCGACACCCTCGGTGTCCTTGAGTGTTATGCGGTCATCTTTTTTATTTACCGTAGTCACGCCGCTCGCTTCATCGTTTGCGATATAAACTTCCGCCTGCTTCTTGAGTGATCGGTTGATATTTTCTTCCGCTGGGGCAAGCTCATATCGCACAACAACGGCTTTAATCACCTTGGAAACACCCACACCTGTCGTGTAAGTGATTTCCTCGGCAAACTCGCCATCGTTTAAGAAACAACTCACGGCGTCTTTCGGCATCCGTTCTTTCAAACTCATAGACACTCCTTAATCGAGGGCCCGGGAGCGGTTAAGCCCCCGGGCTACCTCAAATGTTAAGCGTCTACTTTCATCAAATGAGCGAAATACGGATCAACGATCATCTCATCCACGTGCTGACGCACACGGAAGATGTCGCTTCTGGCCGCATCGTCACGATACTGCTCGACCGTGGCGTTCTCTGGGCTGTCCGCTGTCCAAAGGAATGTTCTTCCCACGGTCGGATCGGACAATCTCTGCCCTTCACCGATCACAGCGACCATAGCGAAGTCGTCACTCCAGATATCCGCTCCCTGAAACGATTTACCCTCCTTCGCTGTGTTGTAAATCGCTCTGCCAACAATGATCCTCTTAACGCCAAGAATATCCGCCATAGCGTTAAGGATTTCAGCCTCGGTTAGCCTTGCGACATACTGAATGGCTTTCTTGACTTCCTCGTTCCCAACCAACCTGTCCATGTTCGCCTTACTCAAAATAAGAGTATTTGGCTCAATCCCGCAGTTCTGTCTCACCTGCTCACGAGCGGCTCTAACCTGTCCAATCGCATCACTTGACTTGTTATCCCAAGGCGCACTGGAATAATCGGTGAAAAGTTTCGACCCTGTAAAAACCGTAGTGTCAAAAACCTTCGATGCGATTCTTCTCTCTTGCGCCTGCAGGACTCGACGTGTCACGATCTGAACGCTCGTAAGCTCGGCATCGAAATCCGTGGCGTACATTTCCCGCTCGGAATCATCCAGAGGCCCTTCCAAACCGTGTTCCTCGCAGTTGTACTGCCTATCTTTCGCCTGAAAAGAATCCCGGTTGTAATTGCCCCGAGGAGCACGCTTGGTATCCGCCTCACGAGTGATGCTCTCTCTTGTGATAGCCGGAAAAACACCGGCTTTCTTTTTTGTTTGAAAAATAGGCAAAACTTTTGTGCCTATAAACTCATCCTGCGACTGGATAAATTCCAGCGCCGCTTCCCCTAACTCAAGCCTCGGTACGGTTCTTGTTCCCTGATAGTCTGGCATTTTTATTCCTCCTTTTAATTAGGCAAATAGCCCTTCAATGACTTCGCCATCGCTTGTTGACGCTTCCAGCGCTTTTCCAATAATGGAACCACTCACGACTGCGCTGACCTTGCCGTCATTGGCTCCGTAAAAATTAACACCAGCTCCGATCACACCAGCGGCGACCATCTTGAACGTCCTGCCAGTAGTCTTTAAATCCACACTGATATGCTCGCCCTGCGCCGCCTTTGCCGCAGTGATTCCAACGCAAGCCTCGCCTGCGTCAGCGTACTCAACCTGTGAGCCGCTCCCGGCGCTCAACTTTACCCTGCGGTACGCTTCCAAATCCTCGCCCGCCACAAACGCTTTTGATCCAATATTAAATTGAGACATTTTCTACCTCCTCCTTTATGGTTATTGCCTTTTATCCGCTGTCGCTTTAAGAGCTTCTGTCATGCCGCACCTGTGTTCTTTCTGGTACTGCCGAGCACGCTCCAAATGCGTCGTTTTCTTTTTGGATACTTCCTCACCATCAGCCCCGACAACCGGCGCTGAGGATTTCTCGATGTCATCAAGCCGTTTCTGCTGGAACTTCACGACCGCCTGATCAAGACTGAGCCCTTGCTCAACCGACTCCAAAGCCAAAGCGCTCATTCCCTGAAACGATTCAGCTTTCTTAAGAACTGACACGGCTCTCAACCGCTCGTCTTGAACACCAGCGTCAAAGCCCTCTTTGAGAACCGCCTCAAAGATGTCTTTCCTTTCCTCTTTCAATTTTTGCACTGTTAATGCATCCATATTGGATTCCTCCTTTTTACTTTTATCTTCCGTTTCTTTATTCAATCGATATCTATTCAAAAACCCGATGGTTTTCTCTACCGCATCAGGATTGTTAAGGAATTTATCCAAGAACGCCGTCATCTCCACTGACGGTCGCACGCTCTCGGAGAAAAACGGCATGCCGAAAAGACCGTTGTTCGCCGCCGGATCATCCACCACATCAACCGAGAAAAGGTTTGTGACACGAATGAACGGCGGTAGTTCGTTGCCATTAGCGTCCAATCCTTCTCGCTTCTCCTCCTCCCAATAAATCACCATTGAGGCGCCAAACATCTCCGGATCACTCTCGGCGAGGTTAAGCACATATCCGGCGAGATCTCCATCCGGCGTGTCAAAAGCCGTTTTATCAATATGAAGATCAGCCCTGACGATATCCCCATCACGTCTAAAGTTCCTCACCCTGCCCAAGAACGTGCCGAGTGCGGTGCTACTCATGTTGGGATGACCAAATCTTGATTTGATTCCCGCTTTCGCCTTGTTCCCAAACTCAACGACTGAATCCAGAGCGATGTCGTCAAACTCTCCCCGGCTGTCCTTCGTCACACCCTTCGTGACCACAGCAAATCCGTTAATGACAGACGCCTCTCGATCAATCCTGACTTTGCCGGAACGAGCGACATCCGCTCGAAATAAATCTTTTCTCATTTATTCCTCACCTCCACGATCAGCGTCTGCGCTGTTTGCATCTGCGCCCTTACCATCAACAGAATCTGGCTTCTTATTGATCTCGAGCCCGAGTTCCTCGATTTTTTCTTGTTCTCTTTTTCTTTGCTCAAAACACTCCTCCCAATCTTTGCCCTGCGCCGAATACAGATCCGAATAGGTGATAATTCCGTTACGGATCCCCACCTCAGCCGCTTGAGCTTCTTTAAGCGGATCAACCCATTCCCAGCCCGGTGTGATCCACGATGCGTTGACCCAATATTGTTTATTCTCATAAAACGAAATCGTCCCTAACTCTCCCCTTAGATACGCTTCTTCCAAAACCATTTCCCAAACTGGCTGACAAAGTTTGCGGGCGAGCCATTCCTGTCTAACCTTGAAATACCTGCGTGCCTCAAGAAGTGCCGCACGTGCGCTTGAATAGTTCGTTTTGGAAAAATCCTTTGCGACAAGTTCATACGGTAGACCTAACGCCGCTGAGATTGCCCTAAGCATTCTTTCCACAAACGGCTCGAAGGTGGCTGATGGACGCTGAGGATTGAACGACGTTATAGATTCCCCCGGAAGTAGGTGTCTTATCATGCCCGGCTCTAATGACTCCAAATATTGCCCTTGAAAGTTGCGGTCATAGCCGGTGTTAAGATCCATTGACGCTTCCGAGGTGATAAATATCGAAAAGCACGCCGCAATGCGAGCGGCCACAAGTTCCGCCTCTGCGTACTCCGCTAAATCCTTGAAATACGTGAGCACTGGCGAGAAGAACGGAACGCCACGAGTCTGTCCTGACCTCTGAACCGGATACAAATGAAACACGTTCGGTCTGCCTAACTCATTACGGGCTGGAATCTCGATAAAATCTCGTTCCTCCGCCTTCGTGAATCGATAGTCACCCGGATGTGTTTTCTGAATGAAATAGGAAAGCGGCTCGCCATTCTCCCCAACCCTAACTCCCGCTCTTACGGTCTTGTCGCCACGTTTATCAGGGGGCGTAGCCAGCCTGTCCGACTCTATAACCTGCAAAGCGAGAGAATATGGACGGTTCTTGTCTTTAAGCATGACCGGGATAACGATCGCCTCGCCGTTCTCAAGAATCTGCCTGTCAACCAACTGCTGGATCTCGTAAAAGTCCATGCGGTTGCCTGCGTCAGCATACGGAAGCCATAACTTCCATGACCTCTCGGCGTTTTTCTGAAACTTATCCACTTTGCTGTCAGCGATCCCGAGAGCCTCTTTATCAACCCTGCTCTGTGGCCGGATACCAGTGCCAACGACATTGGTTGTCATGGTGTTCGTGATCCCAGAGGCGTGAGCGTCATTGCGGTTTAAGTCACGACTCCGCTCCCTTAAATCCGGCAAGTCAGGAATAATATCCTGATCAGCCGAACCTCCACCCGGGATCCATGACGAACGAAGTCGGTGCTTTTCAGCCCCACGATAAGACCCGAACTTTTCGGATAACTTAATCGCCTCACGGAACATGCGCCGCTTTAAGCCAGCCTTCGGTGAGAAGAAACCAACTAACCCATCCAATCCATTCGCTAATTTTTCTTTTATGTTCATACCGGATTCTCAAACTTTGCGTATGACGTGCGAGAACTGCCTGCGGCAATCTCCTGCCGCAACGTATCCCGCAGTTTTATAAGTTCCGCCAATGTTATGTATTGCAAATTGCGACCGCCGATCGAATACGACTGCACGGCTCCGCCAGTCATCCGTGCGTTAATCGCCGTTTCTACGTTCTCAAGCATTTCCTGTTTTGTTGGTGCGCTCATAATTTCCCTCGTGACCCAATAAAAAAACCCGACTCCCCCTTGCGCAAGGAATCGGGTTTTTATTGCTTATTGGGTGCGGCGGCAGTGATCAGCTGTCCCGCTTTTAATTTTCTAATTCAAGTTTATCTCAACCTAAATCTTTTTCAATTGGGTCGTTACTACAAAATAGTAATAATTATTTTTCATCATTTGCCTCAACAGATTTGAATTTATAGCCACAATCTCGACAGAGATGATACCGAATCGGCGGCGTACTCGAATAACATCTCACGTCTTTGCTCCGACATTTTGGGCATTTCAATGGAACATACCTCACGCCGTAATCTTCGCTATCATTGACAGGGCGACCGACCGGTCGGCGCTCAACGCTCTTTTTATCAAGCCAGTTTTCGTGTCTGTTGAGCCATCTTCCACCCATTAAATCCACGCCCCTTCTCGTTTCCGAATCCAGCTGGAACGGCTATGCTCCTGCCTTATATCTTTATGTACCGTGCGCTCGTCTCTGCGAAGATTTAGCGCACGGATTATGTCAGCGGCGGCGATAGCGTAAACCTCCGCATCAAGATAATGATTCGCAACCGAGGAGCGTTTCTTCTGCCAAACTTCCTTCGCCTTACCGGTATTTCTGTTCCTTACCAAAACCTTATGCTCGGACGTGAATTGCGCAAGATAGTCATCAGACGGATTTTTGAACAGATGCCACTTTGCCGGATCCTTACTCGCCACAAGACGGCTGATCTTATCTTTGTACTGCGTGACGTTTAGATTCCACAACACCAGACCATTCTTGATAATGCTTCCCGTGCGTGAGTTGATATCAATCTTTGACGCACGATAAAACCTACCGTCCGTTAATTCTTCCTGCCCCTTGATCGCTTTCGCACGATCGTGCCACTGCCTGCAAAAGTGATAAACCTCATCAGTCCTGAACCCCGAGTCAACACAGGTCATGTAAACCGGAAGCGTCTCGTCTACTGAATATTTTCGATACTCAGTCTTAAACAATACCTCAACCAAATCATCCCAGTATTCCAGCGAACCGCACCGCACAAGCCACGACTGCTCTTCGTAACCCCAGCCACGAATGACGTAATAAAAATGATCTTTCTGAACGTCCACGCCCGCTGTTAAAACAACCGCCTCATCAGGAACGATTCCCTCCGTATACTCACAGGCGTGCGCCTTAACCCGGTCAACCGTAGTCTCCTCAATCTTTTCCTCCCATACTTCAGCGAGCCACGAATTGACAAAGTTCATCAACAGCTCAATAAAATCTTTCGACTTCAAGAACTCAGCGGCGATATCGCTCCAATTAAGCCATGGCGAATAAAGAGAATTGATCCAAAAACCTCTATGCTTGCTCTTTACTCCTTCACCCCAAATCTCGCCTTGTTCGTTTATCTCACAATCCTTCGGCACCCACTTCCCATGACCGAGCATCTGTTGTTTCTGATAATCATCAATCCGTTTCTTGCAATGCTCGCACTCATACCACGCCAGTCGTTCGTTTCTGATCTTCTCCGCAGATCGTTCATTCTCCGGCCATTTAATCTGACCAAACACAAGTATCTGATACCCGCCACAATGCGGGCATGGCACGAAAAACCTGCGCTGATCTGATTTCTCAAACTCACGGTAAATGTATCCGTCCCGTGTAGTTGGCGTTGAAACCTTAACCGTCTTTTTATTCCAAAATGTTTTCTGTCGCTCTGTCGCCAGCTTAATCGGATCCGCCTCACGCCCTGAAAATCTCGGGTATTTATCAATCTCGTCTAAAAACAAATAACGAATCGGTCTTGAAGCCAAATCCGCTGGGCTATTCGACCCTGCGAAGAAAAGAATCATCCGGTCAAAACGGTATTCCAGCTTTGTCATATCGTCCGCATTAACCGGCATGCGGTTGCGGAGCACCGGCGATCCGTGAATCATAGGAAGCACACGGTTATACGAAACGCTCTTTGCGTCGTTTTCTCTTGGCAAAACAACCAGAGTGGGGCCCGGGTCCTGATCAATGACGTAACCCAGCATGTTGAACATACCCTCGGTCTTTCCGACCTGAGACGCCGCCATAACCGTGATCTCCTCAACATACGGATCCGTGAAAGCGTCCATGACACCCTGCAGATACGGTGTGCGGATAGTTTTCCACCTACCCGGCTCCGCTGACGTTACCGGATTAAGATAACGGTACTGATCCGCCCACTGACTGACCGTTATTTTCGCCGGACGTTTCCACGACTGCTGTTCCGCCTGCGTCCATATTTCCCTGTCTTGTTTCAGTGTTCTCATTTGTTACTCCAGCAAACTCATCAATAATTTCTGATATCGCCTCATAAAGAATGAGAA